CAAAAGTTAGATACAGGCTTAAAGAAAGACATAGCAACAAGTTTCTTTATCCAACTAAATAGATAAGAAAGGTTTATGAGAGGTTAGTTACTCCCCCCAGTTAGATTCGCTGACCTCTCGCCCAACAATAATAAATAAGGAAATAAATATGAAAAATAAAACAATAACTTGTAATATTGATGTTTTTAAAAGAGTTTTAGAACTTGCTATTGCTAAATCATCACTTGATACTGCACATTATTTTTGGTCAAACATACAAAACAAAGATCATTTTAAAAATGATTTAGAAAATAAAGACATTTTTTTAAATAGTTTAGTAAACAAATTATCAGAAATAAGAATGGAAATAAAAAAAGATGATTATTGTAATGGAGTATATGCGTCAGGTTTGCATAAAATTAGTAATAAACTTTTGACTAGTGAAGAAATTGCAAAAAGAGCAACAGATGGGATTGAACATTTAAAAAGAATAAATGGTAGTATATAAAAATTAATTATGAACACATTAAAACAAAGGAAAATTTTATGAATGAAGGAAAATTACTTAATATATATGAAGCCTCTAATTACTTAGGTATGAAAAGTCACGCATTTAAAAATGCTTATTATAATATCTATAATCAAAAATCACCCAAAGCAGTTCGGATTGGGCAACGCATTTACTTTACTAGAGAATCTTTAAATAATTTTGTAAAAAATAATGAAATAACAAACGATTAATTAGAATGAATACACTACAAGAATTAGAAAAATTAAGACATCAAACTGAAACTCTTAGTAAAAGCGCTAGAGATACCAAAGCAGGAGTAGATTCTTTATTAAGACAGCGTGAAAGATTAAAGGCTAAGTTATTTAATAAGCATAGATTTAATGGCACTGTTGAAGATGCAAAAAATAAAGCTAAAGCTGATACTGAGTTAGCTGAATTTGATAAGCTACTGGATAGCGCTGAATTAGAGTTTAGTGAAAAGTGGGCTGAATACGAGGCACATAAAATATATATAGAATTATTGCGAGGGTACAATTCTACTAAAAGGGCGGAGTTAGCTTTATTATGATTGATAATGAATTAAAAGTTATTGCGGTTTTAAATCAGGGAATGTTTAAGCTAAGTCCGTTAAAGTTAAAATCAGATGACCAATATTCATTCAATGACGCTTATAATAAAAACATCATAGCAGAACTAAAGCACCGGCAATTTGTGTTGGGAACTTATCCGGATTATATGTTGGAGAAAGATAAGTATATGAGATTAATGGATATAGCCTGTTCAACTCGCAGGGTTGCGTATTATGTTAATTCATTTGATTCAGGTGAGATTGTTGGGTGGTCTTTGCAAGGTTTACATAGACAAGGTGGGTTGAATTGGGAAAAAAGATTGTGTCCTAAAACTACTGAATTTAGTGACAATGATAAAATAGAAAAAACTGTAGCTTTTTTAAGCCTAGATCACGCCTCATTATGGGGTAATTTGCCTAAATCAATTTAAAGCCCTCTAACAGCCTCATACAAGCCTTTTTACCTCATAGATACTTGGTTATACACCTAGAGTTCATATAGCTTTAAATAAGCCTTAAAATGCGTTCTAAATATGGAACATAAAGAACATTACTAGAACGAATTGTGTCAAAAAAGGCAAAAAAGTGAAAATAATGTTTTATTTGTTTGCAGATATTAACAAATGTTGATATGGTTATTACATAAACAAACGAAAGGCGAATACAAAATGACAATTAATAATTTACAAATAAATCAAAAAGTTTGGGTAGCATTAAATTTTGTTGATAATGAAATGGCAGTTGCAGGAACAGTAGTTGGTTTTACTAAAAAAAGAATCAAATGTGAAATTGATGGTTTAGTTGCTAACTACCACCCAAAAAATGTACATATAAGGGAGGGCGAATAAAATGAATAAACAAAATAAAATTAATCACATAGAAATTATGGATAACATTTTAACTGATGCAAAAAACAAAGGTTGGGAAGTTTTAAAAAGATGGACTGCAGGTGATGGTTGGGGTGAAGATACTGAATATGTTGTTCTTATGAAAAAAGATCAACTTGTTCTTGCACACTATATTCCTTTTAATCAAGGATTAATGAAAAGTCAAAAAGGTGGTGGTTCTGGTATATGGGAGGCGGTTTAATGGAAGCACTATTATATTATTTCTTACTACCATTTCTAGGATTACTTATTGTAATCCTAGCGGTGTTATATATTAAAATGTTTAAAGAAGATTTTGGGGAGTTATAGAAAGGAGGTAAATAAAATGGAAAATATGAAATGTAAAATGATGAATAGAAAAGATACTGTTGCATTTTTTAAAAACGCTAGAGATATGTTAAGTGATTTTGATTTTTATGAAAATGAATATCATAAAAAAATAAATTATCAAAATAAATTTGACAGTTGTGGCAATCAAATGCCTATTTTTATTGCAACGGAAAGATCAAAAGATGATTGGGAAGTGCTTTATGATAGTTTTTATTTTGCAGATAGTAATGATGTTTTTGCAAATAAAGATTAATTAATCGTTAATTCGTGGCTCTTGGTTGAGAAGTTCTTAGCCAAGAGTTCTCGATCTTCTATTTCTCGATACTCATAAAAACAATCTATATTAACTTTCTCCGCATAGATATTATCTTTGTTATCTTTAATTAAGCGTTCTAAATTTATAGTCCGTTCTAAGGTAGGGTAATAATCTAAGACTTGGTATTGAGCTACGACTTCATCAAGAATAGTTATGGTTAAAAGGGATTCAACTAAAGTAAAAATATTTGCAGGGTGGTGTAATACCACCTTTACCTTTTTCATTTTTTCTTAAATATGTCTGCACCTTTTAAACCATAGATACTGGCAACTACACCAATAAATAATGATTGATACCAAAAGGGCAAATTAGAAAACTTATCAAAAAAGATGTCTAGTTTAATTTGTATGTCAGGATCATTTGAGAACACCGACCAAATTAATAACAATACTGGTGCAGATACCAATATCAAAACAAACTCGTCTTTCCAACCCTTGTCGTTGGATTGTCTTACTTGGGCTTGATACTCAATTTCTCCAGAGGCTTGTTTACTAGCGTGAAGTAAAGCGGCATCAGACATCAAGATCTTTGCCTTTTGTTTATTAGCAAATATTGCCGCACCTGTTTTTAAAACTGTAGGTAGTAATGATAACCACATTATTTTATATTCCTTATAAGTGTTGAAAGTTCATAAGCTCTAGCAGGTGTTTGTTTAGCCCATCTACTGTCTATCATTTCATCTGCGGCTTTCTTGTAATCTTCTTCCTGTAAGCCTTGTATAAACTTTATAAATTTCTTTAATCTTGGCAATCCTAATTGGAACGCCATTTCTATTAATACTGATTCCACCATAGGATCATATGGTATGTCTTTATCTTCTAGTAAATCGTGAGCATTGTTAAATGCTATGTTATAATCAGCTTCAAATAAATATTCTAATTCTTCTTTAGTATAAATAACACCATCTTCAAATTTATCTTTATCTGTACATAAATGTCCCACGCCAATTGTTCTAAAATTTAAGGTATCTGTATAGACAACTGGCGAAAAACCTTCGTGATTTTTTATTCTCTGTTTAGTGTCAATCATTAGAATATAACGATTGCTCCTATTGCTACTACTGCAACTACCCAAAGTGAAACTTTGATGTTAGCTACTTCTACTGCTTTTTTTATTAATTCCATAATGTTCTCCTATTTGATTTTATACGGATCGGTACTCATACGAGGTGTTTTTTCAGGCTGTACATTATTCCAAATATCTTCGATATTTTTTGTAATATAAGTTACTGCACTACCCATATATGAATCTTTTGTTAGTGTGTCGGCTATCTCTTTTAAAGACCAACCTGTTTGCAATAATAGTGAATTAGATTTGCCACTGGCTCTTAACTCTCTACCTAGTGTACTTTCTTCAGGCTTAACTCTTACCCATAAGGCATAAGGTGTAACCCCTGATTCATCTACTAGAAAATCTATATTTACTGAAACAGTATAGTCATCAATGTTTAATCTAATGTTTCTCGTTTCCATTCTTTCAGGAAGCTGTACTCTATTTTGTTCCATTCTTAATTGCCTCTCGTTTTAATTCTAAGCAATGAATAGCTTTGTCAATATTCTCAATGGGATCGCCTTTTTGTCTTATAACATACTGAATAATATCTCCATCTATCTTAGAAATATTATTTTGTATAAAAAAATCCATTGGTTGTATTTTAAAGTCTAGGTAATGTTTACCTGCTATTTGTTTTTTAAAAGCACTCATTAAGGAACAACTTTATTCCATCTTCCGCCTTTATTCAAGACCATTGGCAATAAATATGGTAAGCCCTCAATAATAATTCCTGTACCTATTATTGGTCTGTCTTTAAATAGTTTATTGTACTCATAAGCAAGGCTGTCTTTATCTATAAGGCAACCAACTTGTAATCCCCAATGTAAGGCGTTAGGATTCGACCAGTATTGGATATTGAACTTCGTATGAAAATGCCCTTGCACTACATTCATTCCGTACTGTTGACCAAGTTTTAAAATGTTAGCAGTCTTTCCGTGACAGAAATATATATCTTGTCCATTCGAGGCTTTGATAACTATATCTTCGTGCCATTTCCAACCCTTACCAACTTGTAAAAACTCATTGTACTCTTTTATAAAGGCTTTCGGCAATCCGTGTGTTAAGGCTTTGCGGAATATTAAACTTCCGTGATTAGAATGAACTAAATCCATTTTCGGAAATAGTTGTTCAAGTTCGTGGATAGTGTCTAAAGATCTTCTTAACTCATCACCTGCACTAGCAAGATCAGGGTTTGGTGAATGATACGATATAGCGTGTGAATCGACTTCATCACCAATATTGAGTATGCGTGTAGGTTTGTATTTTTTCTTTATTGCTCTTAAAAATGCCATCATATCTTGATGGTGATGTGGTATGTGTTGGTCTGAAATTACGAGAATACATTTCTCCATATTTTATCCCTCTATTAAAGTGTCAATAAATCTATAAATGATTTAACTGTCTCTGCAAATACTATAGTGAACATAAAACATAAAGCACCTATTACTTTCCATAAGTTCTTCAAATTGGTTTTAATCTCATTTATATCAATCTCAATATGGCGTAAATGATTAGTCTCTATAGTAGCTATTCTAGCTTCTAACCTAATTAAAGTTTCACTATTCTTCTGTGATTGTGTTGTCATCAACTGCCTCTTTCGGTAATTCAGCTTTAAGAATTGCTGAGTTAGCACCCTCTATCGTGTTAAGCCGATCAGTTTCTAAAAGAAGTTTTGACCTTTCTTGCTTAACATATTGCAGTTGTGCGAAAGCTATCTTACCTTTATCGGATAATTTAGTTTCGTCATATTCTTTTTCATAGAAAGTAAACATAGTTTATCCTTTGCTATCGTCAATAGCTTTACGATTTTTGTAATCAGCACGATCTACTACTAGTGCTACAAAGTCTGCTTGGTTAGATGGAATACTGTCAGTAAATGAATCATCATTCATTAATGTAGTTGTCCACTGTGTTTGAAATCTTTTCCAACAGTTGTTCAGTTTACCATCAACTGCTCCTTGTATCCACTCATCAATACCTGCATTATCGGTATCGTTATATAAATCATTAGACAGAATCTTTTGTTGTAAATCTGTTAATGTTATTGTTTTTGTGTGATTAGCCATATTATTTTATCTCCTTTAAGATTGATTGTTTCGTCATTATTAACAAGCTAGATAGCCACTAAAAAAAGTATCAGGGTTTACTGTGCCAGTATTTGTTATGTCCATTATGTTAGTGCCGTGAGCCGAACTTCTTAGAAATAAATAAGCAGTATCGTTGGCATCTAAGTCAGCTAGTATTTGTACTGACAAAGAGTGGCTCGAGCCTGAACTTGTATCTCCATTACTTAATATTTCTCTTGGGTCAATTAAATCTCCGTAATGTGTTCTATTAGATGTTCCAATACCTGCATATATCCAATGGTAGTCATTAGGCATTTGCTCTATAGCTATTTTACCAAAAAGAACATACCTACCTGTTACTGGTGCAGTAAAATGATAAGTACTGGTATTGTAATCTGAATTTTGGTCAAACATTTCGTGGTTTGCACCTACAGTAACAAAACCGTCAGCTACATTTTGTTGATTTTGGTTAGTAACTGCAAGAAAAGCAGGTTGTAGTGGCATAGTAACGTGACCAGCATAATCTACTTTTAGTCCAATGTTATTATTAGTGCGTAGGAAAAAATCGTGTCCTGTAGAAGTACCAATGGCAAGGCCTCTGTTAGAACTTGCATCTAAATATGTCATTTTAGCTTTTACATTATCAGAACCAATATTCCATTGTTGCAAATCTTCATCAGTACCTGCACCTGCAGATATTACCCCAGTAACATCTAATAACATATCAGGAGCATTAGTCCCTACGCCAACTCTACCTGCACTAGTAATTCTCATATGTTCAGTAAGTGTATTACTGGTCATAGTTTTAAAAGTTATATGAGAATCTGTAGCTGCGGCATCATCCCAATCATCATCTTTACCAATTGTAATACGACCTGCGTCTCGCATAGTCCCTGCTTGACTTAATCTTAAATTGATTGCAACCGCTTGTCCCGTTTCTGTTGAAGCGTGGTCAGTATTATCTATTTGAATACCCTCTAAAATACCATTATCAGCCGCACCAACAATATGCACTAATTTAGCAGGAGTTCCAGTTCCAATACCAACTTTATCATTACCACCATCAACGAATAGCATATTAGCATTACCATTGCTTTCTACGATAAAATCTAAATCGTCAGAATCCTGATTTATGATAACAGCAGTATCGGTAATTGTTATTTGATCATCATTAGAAGATGATTGATCGTCAATACCTGCTAAACTTGAAGCACCCTCAACACTTGTTACAGTATCAGAAGTTGCACCTATCGTAAGGATTGTTACCCACGCATCATTGTCCTTGTTGCGTAAATATAGGGTATTACCATTTGAATCAAACCACCATTGATTAGCGTAAGTGGTACTTGGAGCGTCATCTCCTGCGTTATTAGTTGCTACTGCACCTAAAGCTAAATTTAGATCTGACCTAACATTAGGGAAAGTGGCATTGTTTATTATGTAATCGTGTTGTGACATATATTCTCCTGTTTATACTATTATTCGTTTAATTTGGCAATTAAATTGCTGTACCTTGTCCGTTAGCCACATAATCAAATGTTCTATTGACAGTTCCACCACTAGCATTAAAAAATTCTATGGTAAAACCTGTAGCTGATTTACTTGTTATTGTGTGAAAATCACCTGTCGCAAGATTTTGAGCGGCAATGATTACACTAGGCTCTGCAAAAAATGCTGTGCCATATGTAACTGCCTTACCACTAGTAGAAGTAGTTGAAGCAATATTTTGTTGTTTGTCAGTTCTATCAACCATTTCTAAATTCACCTTACATTCAGTAATCTTAGGTGTAGTTGATGGATTGTTACTTATTAATTCTAGTTTAAATTTAGCGTATCTAAATTCATAGTTGCCATCATAAAATCTAGTAAATGAAGTAAATGTAGAATTATCATCAGATGTAGCAATAAACATTTTTACATCAAAATCAGGGTCAGTTGTAGCGTTATCGAATAATCCAACTACAGCGTCAAAAGAAACTGTTTGGTCGTCAAAAGATCCTGCATAATCAACTTGTGTTGTAATTACATCAGCACTAACTCTACCTTGATACTTTGCGGATAAAGATAACTGATTAGCAAATGTATAAGTTCCACTTGCAACAACTCCTGAACCTTGATCAAACTGTCCTGTAGCACTATCAAAGTTACCACTTCTAGAATCAAAATTTCCATTTGAATCTAATATTAATCCATCTGACAAAGCCACTACATTCGATTTAGTTCCTGTGTAGCCTAATGATTCAGTTATAGTTGAAACAACATTATTTCCTGCAAATGCTGAAATAGTACCAATTACGCTTCCTGCACTTGTAGATTTATAGCCTAATAAATCGTGAGCCTTAATAAAGAAAGTTCCTGATTTAGCAGGTACAGTTACACTATTAGCAGGTGGACTAACTTTTTCTACCAATATAATAGAGTTGTTATAGGTAGCACCACTAACTAAAGGTGAAAACCTAATTTGATAAAAGGCTAAATCTAAATCTGCAACAGGTGTCCAAGATAGCATAGCTATTTGATCTTGGTAATCTATTGATAAATTAGTTACATCAGCAGGTGGATCAGTAAATCCTATTACATAATGATCTTGTGCAACATAAGCTGATTTATAATTTAATGAGTTTATAGATCTAGCTTTAACATTATATGTAACTCCACTTTCAACAGGAATTTCTCTAACTGTAGTTGATGAAATACCTGCCGATTTATAAATTGAATCCGTACTCTTTTTATAAAATACTTCGTATTTATCTACAAAGAAGTCAGGCGTATTTCTTAAACTAACAGTCATTATTACATTTAAATTACCCTCAGTAACATTTACTGCCTCACTTGTAACAGAAGCTATAACTGGTGCATTAACAGTCTTAGGGTCAGGCAAAAATGTTGTTGGTTGGTTTGGTGTTTGTAATTTAGTATTGTAAGTATAAGCGTCAGCAGAATATTCTAAACCTTTAATGGCTACATTACCATTATTCTGTAAACTTAAACCAACACATATATAATTATTTGCACTTAAACCTAATCCGCTATGCGTAACTTGAAATATATCTCCAATAGCTAATTCTTGTGCTTCACTTGTTGCCATAAAATTAATCCGCAATCCTGCTCTTGACCTTTTTAAAACTAATTCAGCCATATCTTCTGCTTGATACGGACTAACTGTACAAGGCATAGATATTTCAAAATGTAATTCCTCATTATTATCATTAGCTAACATAGTTGCGTATTTAAAAGCACTACCAACATTAGTTTCATCACTTGGTGGATAAATAGCTTCATCAGGTTGAAAGTTTTTTTCAGCGTTATCAAACCTTGCTATAACTCTATTATATCTTTTCTGTTTAGTTTCACCTGTTGCCTGTATGCCTGAAATAATCATATCTTCGGTAATAGATAAAACACTAGATCCTGTACCCTCTACTTTGATTGTGTAAAGACCACCACTAAAAGTAAAAAATGACCTCATAGAAGATAATATCTTTTTAACATTATCTATTATTTTAGTCTTGTTTCCTAAAGCAGTATGACATTCAAATAGTTTCTCCGTACTTGCACCTGTATATGGTGTAACATTAGTATCACAAGTATTTTGAGCCGAAGTAAATGCTGTGGTATTAATATCACTTGCGGATAAACCTTTACCATAACGAGTTGAGGTTAAATAATCATACAAAACTAAAGCAGGGTTTGCGGAGTACGCATAGCTTGATCCACTTAAATTAGTATTAATTAGTTTTCCTCTAACCACAAAGTTAATCTTAGGTATGCCATTAAAAGCGTCTGAATTATATTTAAACTTAAATACAGCGTGGCAAATACCTTTACCATTGTGCGAAGATGTCCACCCTAAATTGTCTAGATCACCTAAACCTGTTAATTGGTGTGCGATTAATCCATCATCGTGTCCATTAAAGAAAGCAAAGTTAGTTAAATAGTGTGTAGTTTCAACTCCCTCTTCTTCTTCAATTTGAGAATAAACAGGGTGGTCAGTTTCTATACTTAAACTAGAAGTATTAGTTGGCACAGAGGTACTTGCACTCGCTAGACTAGAAATAGTCTGTGCTGTGCCATAACTTGTATCTGAGCCTGTATAAGTAGCGTATAAAACATCATCAATATATAATTCAGTAAATCTAGCGACTTGACCCTCACACATAGATAAAACTACATATAAAAATTGATTATCAGATGAAGTACCTAAGAAAACAATATTACCACCTATTCTACGAGTGCCATAAACTACAGGCAAAGGCGAATCTGAATTTCTTTTGTTTACAAGTACACCATCACCTTGAAGCATCTTTTCAAAATCAGGAAGATCAGGTACATCAGGGATTAACCAACCAAAGAAAAAATCTAGGGTTTCGTCTATAACATCTTGAAAAAAATCAAGAGTATCATCAACAGCATCTTTTATATCATCAATTACATCTTCACACATTTAAACACCATATCCATATTTAAAGCCTACACGCCTAAAGTCGTGATCGGCAAAAAGTTTATCTCTAGCAGGTATATCTCTCCCATCTAAAGTATTAAGCATACAAGCCATTAATTTTTTATCGGCAATAGTTTTAAAAGCCTTTAATAACATACTAGCAGTTTCAGGTGTTCTATGTTCTTTGTTAATCCAAAAACCCATTTCAGTTAGATATTTAGTATCACTAAACCACCATTCAACTATTGCACCACAAACACTACCGACTATTTCTTTGTCGTGAATTAAAACTATAACAGTTCCATCATTAATCATTTTCAAACCATACTTACTAGCTTTCATTAAATTTAATGCAGGAAAAACCATATCCGCTTCCTCTGTCATTTGTTTAACAAACTTCTGTAAATCAACAATGTTGTCTTTAGTAGCTAATGCAACTTTATAATTATTGTTCATCTAAAACTTTTCCCCATTCTATATCAACCATTAAGGAATTAGAAAATTCAAAAAACTTATCACCATTAAATATTTGTTGTTGCGAGTTATCATTGGTTCTGCGACCTCGTTTCATTTCAAAGTTAGCCCAATGGTTAGCAACATTAACTGTAATTCTGCTTGTGGTCATAGTATCATTAATTCCATAGCCTGAAATATATCCTAAAAATATTGTATAGGGATTAGTAACTAATGCACCTGCGTCAGTTAAGTATGCTCTTATAATTTTAACAGGTCTATGAATATGATCGTTATTTAAAAATAAACTTATAAATGTTTGACTTGCACCCTCAAGAGAAAAATTAACTGTGCTTGTAGAAACTGTACTTGATTCAGTTATTGTGGGAATTTGTAATAAGTCTGCACCTGCTGTATATGTATTGCCATCAAAGACAAGATCAAAATAAGCTGTCGTTCTATAATAAATCGTACTACCAATAGTAAACTGAATTAAATGTATCTGATCTAAATGATCGGTAGCTAATTCTGTTTTTAGAGTAGAGTGTAAACCTCTTGACATTATATAACCTCAATAAAATCTAATTCGTATCTGTAAAATGCGTCTTGTCCCACTGTAAACTCTTGTACATCATTTTTCAATGCTACTGTGAATGGAACACTATCATAAGTTACTGCTTCGTTATTAGCTAATGCAGTTGTTAATGGTGGCTCTATCGTTACAGTTGCCGCATTACTTGA